CGATACTGGTATCAAGTTCTTGGATGATCGTGCGGAAGAGTTGACAATGGACCTCTTCAAGACGGTGTTGGAGACTACCACTGGTGGTAATCTGTTAAATAGCAACGGAGAACCGATTGCATTGGCGTCTCTCGATTCTACCCTTCAGACTCCGCTGAATAATTCAGATGATATTGCAAGTGAAGGGGAAGGGTTGCTTGACTTCACGGCGACCAACCCGTTCGGGGAGTTGTAATGTTCAAATCCAAGACCTTCTTTAATTCCCATATTCGAAAGGCTGTCATCTCGTTCGGAACGCTGTTTAACAACATTCAAATCCAGCGTAAGAACGATGACGGGGTGACTGTTCAGATTATCCCGGTCCCTCTTTCGTACAAGGTGAAACAGAAGTTCATCGCACGTATTATGGAAGCCACCAGCTTCGATCAGGGGCGAGCCACATTCGGTATTACCATGCCACGAATGGGGTTTGAAATCACGTCGCTGAGTTACGATCCGAGCCGCAAACTGTCGGCCATCCAGCCCGTCCGTGCGGTCACTACTTCGGATGGAGTGCAGTCCACCTTCACGTCTACTCCCTACAACATGGGGATGACGCTGACGATTGCCGCCAAGAATCAAGATGACGGGCAGCAAATCATTGAACAGATTCTTCCTTATTTCAATCCCGACTTCAACGTCACGATTACTGAATTACCGTCCCTCGGCATCAAGCGCAATATCCAATTTGTCCTAGACAGCGTGGAACCAGATACAGAATACGAGGGAGATTTTAGCAAGCGCACATTGGTTCTTTGGGACCTCAAGTTCACGGTGAAGCTCAACTTCTTCGGGTACGTCTCACGGGCCAGCATCATCCGCAAGGTCATTCAGAATATCTGGATCGATCCGGGTCTTGGTGAGCCGGGACATACCCCGACTCAATTGAGTGGGGAACGCATCACGACGACCCCCGACCCAGAAGACGCCGAGCCGTTTGGTGATTACACGTTCGTGCAGGAATATGACGATATCCTTGGAGAGACCTAATGCCATCGTATGATGGACTTGATGAATTGTTTCAAGTCGCTACCGTAACACCCCCGCTTGAAGCGGAAGTCAAACAAGAGATCATCCCCGCTGTATCGGACCTTGAACTCGCCCGGAAGGCGATTCGTGATTCCATCCAGAAGGGGGCGGATTTGGTCGATACCATTTCCCTCATCGCCAAATCATCAGAGAAGGCTCGTGACTTTGAAGTAGCCGGGAACCTTCTTAAGCATGTCGCAGACATGTCCCAGCAATTGATCAAAGCGGCAGAACAGCCAGAGAAGGATGAGAAGGTTATCGCTAAACAAACCAACGTGTTCATTGGCACAACCCACGAACTGCTAAAACAGATTCGGAAAGCCAAGAACGAGACGGTCATTGAAGCCGAAGACGTTGAGTTTGAACAACCACCCGAGAATGACTAAACAAAAGACAACGTACCACGGGAACGTTTTTCTCAAGCCCATCGGTATCCTTCAGGAATTCACTGACGAACAACAGCTTGAATATCTGAAATGCACGGAAGACTACATCTACTTCATCGAGAAGTACTGTAAGATTGTCTCGCTGGACCACGGTCTGGTTGAGTTCAAGCTATGGGAGTTCCAGAAGGAAGTGCTTCACGCCATTCATGAGAACCGCATGTTCGTTCTCATGATGCCTCGACAGCAGTCCAAGACCAGCTTGGCGGCTGCCTATATCCTCTGGTACACCCTGTTCCAAGAATCCAAGACCGTTGCGATCCTCGCCAACAAAAAGGCGACGTCGCTGGAAGTCATGGACCGGTACCAGATCATGTACGAAAACCTTCCGATCTGGCTTCAGCAGGGTGTTCGCTCCTTCAACAAGGGCGACGTCGAACTGGAAAACGGGTCCAAGGTCTTCACCGCTGCGACTACCCTCAGTGGTATTCGAGGTAAGGCCGTCAATTTTCTCTACATTGACGAAGCCGCCATCATTCCAAACAACATCGCCAACGACTTCTTCGCGTCCGTCTACCCGACCATCTCGTCTGGTAATACGACCAAATTGCTTGTTACCTCCACGCCGATGGGATACAACCACTTCTGGCACATGTGGCAGCAGGCCGAACCCGGAAAGGAAGTCAACGGGTTCAAGCGAATGTTTGTGGAATATTGGAAGCACCCACACCGAAATGAGAAGTGGGCGGCTGACCAGAAGGCGCTCCTTGGTGAACTCCGGTTCAACCAAGAAGTCCTGTGTGAATTCCTCGGTAGCTCTAAGACGCTCATCGCCGGTCGAAAGCTGGCTGAGATGGCGTCAAAGGACCCAGAGAGTTTCGCCCACAGCGACATGCTGGCCGTCTACCAACGCCCGGAAAAGGACCACATCTATGCCATGATCGTGGACACGTCGGAAGGTATTGGAGGCGACTACAACGCTTTCTCCATTATCGACATCACGACCGTGCCGTACCAGATGGTGGCGATGTATCGAAATAACAACATTTCACCGCTCCTCTTCCCCGACATCATTTTTCAAACGGCTAAAGTTTACAACGAAGCCTTTGTATTGATCGAATTGGATCGGGGCACTGGCCGACAGGTGGCTGACATCCTCCATTTCGAACTGGAGTACGAGAATATTGTGGTAACCGCCACTGAGAACAGCAAGACGTTCATGACCCCCGGCTACAATGTTTCAACCGTTCCGGGCGTCAAAATCAACAAGGCGGTTAAGCGCACGGGGTGTTTGGCCCTCAAAACGCTGGTCGAAGAGAACAAACTGCTCATTTTCGACAAGGACGCGATCTTCGAACTTTCAACCTTTATTGAAACCAAGGGCAGTTTTGCCGCCGATGTCGGGTACCACGACGACATTGCGATGACGCTGGTGCTCTTCGGGTGGATGACGACCAACCAATATTTCCAAGAATTGACGGACGTCAACCTCCGAAAACGCATTTTTGAAGAACGAATGAAGCAGGCGGAAGACGAAATGTTACCATTTGTGGTTATCGATGACGGCGTTCCCCAGCCAGAACAGTGGCGGGATGGCAACATTATCTGGTCTACCGATCCGAATTACAACAAGGGGTTCTTTGGCGAGACCGGCTGGGAACAGGAGTAGAAGAACCGGCAATCATAAATACCAATGTTCAGACCTCCGTCGTTTTCTAAAAGGAACCCAAAATGGCATTTTTCATGTCTCCGGGAGTTCTCGTTGTCGAACGGGACCTTACCAATTCAATTCCAGCCGTTGCCACATCGATTGGTGGCTATGCCGGTGCCTTTCAATGGGGACCGGTGCTCGATCCACTTACGATTGGTTCAGAACTTGAACTTGTCAAGACATTTGGTAAGCCAAATTCCGAAGTAGCAGCATCGTTCTTCTCGGCGTCAAACTTCCTCGGGTACAGCAACAACCTCAAGGTTGTCCGAAATGTCGGAACCTTGGCCAAGAATGCCGTTGACGTTCAGTCTGGCACGGTTACGGATATCGATATTTCGGCTGGTGGGTCAGGATACTCTGGCACCGCTACTGTTGTAATTGGGGCTCCGGATGATCCTTCCGGCGTTCAGGCCGTTGCTACAGCCACCATTGGTGGTGGCGCTATCACTGCAATCACGATCACCAATCCGGGCTCTGGCTATCTCTCAGCACCGGCTGCTTCTATTACCGGTAACGGTACTGGTGCAACGCTGGTCGCAACAGTGACGCTCGCCGGGGCATTGGTTAAGAACGAGACCCACTGGGAAGATAACTTCTCGGCTGGCGAAGGCGTACATGGCCTCTGGGCGGCGAAGTATCCGGGTGAACTGGGTAACTCCATCCTCGTCTCCATTGCCGACTCTGCGTCGTATGCCGCTTGGGACTACAAGGACAACTTCGAAGAAGCACCGGGAACCTCTGCGTTCGCTGCTGATCTTCAGGGTACCGACGACGAACTCCACATCATTGTGGTGGACGCGGGTGGCCTGCTCACCGGAGTTCCGGGAACCATTCTCGAAACTTGGGCACACGTTTCCAAGGCGTCGAACGCCAAGACGGAAGCTGGTGCAAACAACTACTACAAAGAAGTCCTTCGTGGGTCGAAGTACATCTGGTGGATGGATCACCCAACGGCAGGCTTGACTGGTACGGCAGCATGGGGGTCTACGGCAAGTTCTGCCTTCAAGACGCTCGATGACGCCTACACCGTTACGCTGTCTGGTGGTGTGGATGACAACGTACTCACGGATGGCGAAGTGCAGGCTGGATTCGATCTTTTCGCTAATGCGAATTTGATCGATGTCAATTTGCTCTTCATCGGTCCTGCCTCCCTCGCGGTCGGCAAGTACGTCATCGAAAACATCGCTGAAGTTCGAAAGGACTGCATCGTGTTCGTCTCCCCATCTCTTGCTGCGGTCTACAACAACCAAGGGGATGAAGCGGACGACATCGTGGATGAGCGTGTCGATGCCAGCTTCAACGTCAATAGCTCCTACGGAGTGATGGACGACAACTGGAAGAAACAGTACGACAAGTACAACGACACGTTCCGCTGGGTTCCGCTGAACCCTGACGTTGCTGGCCTCTGCGCTCGCACCGATACAACGAACGATCCGTGGTGGTCCCCGGCTGGTTACAATCGCGGACAGGTCAAGAACGTCCATCAGTTGGCGTGGTCGGCGGAAGATGCGGACCGCGACACCCTGTTCTCAAAGGGCATCAACTCGGTCATTACGACTCGTGGTCAGGGCACGTTGCTATACGGCGACAAGACCCTGCTCGCCAAGCCGTCTGCGTTTGATGCGATCAACGTCCGTCGTCTCTTCATTGTTCTTGAAAAGGCGATTGCGATTGCTGCCAAGTTCATGCTGTTCGAATTCAACGACAACTTCACCCGCGCTCAGTTCCGCTCGATGGTTGAGCCGTTCCTGCGTGATGTACAGGGTCGTCGTGGTATCTATGAATTCCATGTGGTCTGCGACACCAGCAACAACACTGGTGAAGTGATCGACCGCAACGAATTCGTAGGCGATATCTACATCAAGCCTGCGCGAGCGATCCGTAACATCAAGTTGAACTTCATCGCAACCCGCACTGGGGTGTCGTTCGAAGAAATCATCGGGGCCTCTAACTAAATAGGCTGAACACTCAGTCAGGATAAAGTCAAATGGATGTAGCTGCTTTCAGAGCGAAACTCGGTGCTGGTGGAGCCCGCCCCAACCAATTTCAGGTCGTGTTGACATGGCCTCAGTTGGTTGGTGGTAGTGGTACGGGCGATGATTCTCTATTGGTCAACGCCGC